CATCTTTTAGTGATTTTATTAAAAGAAACAAAGATAGTAAACTCAAAGATAAGAGTACACTTTTCAATCTGTTTATGCTGTTTGTTCACATTTATGAAAATGATTATGCCATAAGAGATGAAAAATCATTTTATAATTGGTTCTTTCAGAAAGAAAACAAAAGAATTGGTAACGACAAACCAATTATGACAACCAAAACAGGCGAGAGTAGATCATATAATTCTTGTAATCAAACCATGTCATCACCCGAGTTGACTGCAAGATTTGAAAAAATCATTGAAGACTTTAATGAAACTATTGATAATATAGTATTTCTTAAAGACGCCAATCGATTATATACAAAACAAGAAAGATATATACTCTGGAAAAACCAGAACGGCGTTTGTCCTGAAACTGGCAAAACAATACCAGAATCAGAGATAAATGATGATACTAAATGGCATGCTGATCACATCATACCTTATTCAAAAGGCGGCAAAACCACCATTGAGAATGGGCGATTGATTTGTAAAACTGCCAATCTAAAAAAGTCCAACAAATTAAAAATTGTTGCATAAACTAATAATAAGAGGCACCATAAAGGTGCCTCTTGACAAATATGAAAAAGTATGATATAATAATGATTGATGTTTAAATACAATGAAAAAAAGATTCTCAAAGAGATAGAAGACTATATTGAATCCACTTATGGACAACATTATTCTTCTAAAGATATTCAGGTGCAAGACTTATTTCAAAGTATAGGTATTGCATCCGATTTTAGTCGTGGTAATGCGATGAAATATCTTGCTCGTTATGGCAAGAAGAATGGTAAGAATGAAAGTGATTTATTCAAAGCCATACATTACATTATATTATTGATAACAAGTGAAAGGCAAAATAATGCAAATAAGCGAAAGCACTAGAGAAGTATTAAAGAATTTTGCTGAGATTAATCAAAACTTATTAGTTAATCCAGGTAAGAAACTTTCCACTATCTCTACAATGAAGAACATCTTGGCGAAAGCTGAGATCGAAGAAGAATTTCCACAAGAAATGGGTATCTATGACTTACATGAGTTTTTGGGTACTCTTGGTTTATTTTCTAAACCTGTGTTGAAATTCGATGAGAAAAATATGGTCATCAATGAAGATGGTGTTTCTACAAAAACGAAATACTATTTCAGTGATCCATCTGTGTTAGTATCACCAACCAAAGATATTAAAATGCCACCTGTTGATGTGTCATTTACACTAACACAAACTGATCTATCAAAGGTCAAAAAGGCATCCGCAGTCATGCAGTTGCCTGACATTACTGTTACTGCTTCGTCTGGAGGTGATATTCTTTTGACAGCAGTTGATAGTAAAAACTCAACATCAAACGATTATTCAGTTAAAGTAGGAGACAATGCACCTGCAGACTTTACTTTTCATTTTAAGGCAGAGAACTTTAAAGTGATTGATGGTGACTATGATGTCGAAATATCAAAATCACTAATCAGTCATTTCAAACACCGTTCGAAACCTGTAGAGTATTGGATTGCACTAGAACAAACATCGAAATACGGTAGTTAATCGTGGTTGAAAACGATAACTTTTTATGGGTTGAGAAATATCGCCCACGTACAATAGATGATTGTATTCTACCAGATGCACTTAAAGAAACCTTTAAGACGTTTCTGGCACAAGGTGAAATACCTAATCTCTTGTTATCAGGCACAGCAGGTACGGGCAAGACAACAGTTGCTCGTGCCTTGTGCGAACAATTAGGTTGTGACTATATCATACTGAATGGTTCTGATGAGGGTCGTTCAATTGATACTGTACGAAACAATATTAAAAACTTTGCTTCGACAGTATCATTGAGTGAATCTGGTCCTAAAGTTGTCATCATTGATGAAGCCGACTATATGAATCCAGAGTCCGTGCAACCTGCACTGAGAAACTTTATCGAAACATTTTCCAAACATTGTCGATTTATCTTTACTTGTAATTTCATCAACAAGATTATTGCACCGATTCATTCAAGGTGTACTGTTATTACTTTTAGAACTGACAAGAAAGATAAAACAAAGATTGCAGGTGGTTTTCATAAACGACTGAAAGATATCTTAGACAATGAGAAAGTTGATTATGATGATAAGGTACTTGCAGAATTAATTATCAAACACTATCCAGACTTCCGTAGAACAATCAATGAACTACAAAGATATTCTGTATCAGGTAAAATTGATACTGGTATACTTGTTTCGATGTCGGAACAATCGTTCAAAGAGCTGACGAATGTTCTCAAAAAGAAAGACTTTGTGGCATTGAGAAAGTGGGTTGTTGATAGTATTGATAAAGATCCAAATCAATTGTATAGAGAACTCTATAATCATCTTGCAGTGACTATGGATCCCAAAACACAACCGATAATGATTATGATACTGGCAAAGTATATGTATCAATCAGCCTTTGTTGCCGACCAAGAGATCAATATGATTGCTTGTCTAACAGAGATTATGGGTGAGTGTAAGTTTCAATGATTGTATGTAAGAAAAAGAAACTAGTTTACTTTCATAATCCAAAGACTGCTGGTAGTTCAATAACAAAAGTGTTGGCACCACACAGCACAAAGGCAAAAGAGTTAGACGGTTTAGTTATGGGTGGTGGATGGCAAGGTAAATTTCACCATGATGGCAATCAACATCAAAAAATGACACTAACACAATACGGTGAGTTTAAAGATTACTTTAAATTTTCTTTTGTGAGAAATCCATTTGATATTGTTTTAAGTTTTTGGGAAAAATCAACTAAAGATAGAAACTATGGTACACTAGAAGAGTTTCTTTTATCAAATGAGTTTCCTGGTGAACGGGCGTTGAGATATATACAAACTGAATACTTAGATGTGAATAATTTAGATTATGTTGGTCGTTATGAAAACATAGTGAAAGACTGGCAATGGCTTGCTTTCATGTTTGATTTAGATACCACACTACCAATACTAAACAATCGAACAACAAAACAATACAATCATTACAGAGAATATTACACAACACTATCAAGGAAGATTGTAGAAAAAAGATATCAAAAAGATTTAGAGGTATTTGGATATGACTTTTAAACCAGAACTCTTACATGGTGCATTTAATTTATTAAAGAATATTTTCATGCACGGATCTGTATTGAGAACAATTGTTTACACGATTGGTCACATTGCGATTGCGATTACTTGTAATGCATTAATTACAGGTGCAGATTTAAAGTTGGCAACATTAGATGCACTAGTTGAACCTCTTGTCAATTCTGTTTGGTACTTTTTCTTAGATTATTATTGGGCAACGAAATATGGAAAAAGATAAAAAATTATATCAACTATCTGACTATCTGAACGCCATTAATAATACCAAAGAACCCTTAATGGATTCTGATGATGTGGCATGGAAGAAGAAATATCCTGCGTTCATTGTGAACAAATGTATGTCTTATCACATTGATACTCTCCTCGAGGCAAACACAATGAATGGATTTCATCATCTACCGAACGATATGCAGTTCAATTTTTATATAAATATTGTTAGACCTAAAAAGAGATTTAGTAAATGGTACAAGTCCAACATTGCTAATATTGATGTGGTCAAAAAGTATTATGGCTATACGTATGAAAAGGCAAGACAGGCTTTGAGCATACTGGATAGTGAACAGATTAAGAAAATTAAATCGATTATGGAAGTCGGTGGGAGAAAAAAATGAGTGAAAATTTAGAATGGTCGCCAGAGAATATGCTGGAGGTCAAACTGAAAACACCTGATGATTTTCTAAAGGTGAGAGAGACCTTAACGAGAATCGGTGTTGCCAGTCGAAAAGAAAAGAAATTATTTCAGTCGTGTCATATTCTACACAAACAAGGTAGATATTTTATCGTACACTTTAAAGAATTATTTGCATTAGACGGTAAGTCAGCAAACATATCCGATAATGATATTGAAAGAAGAAATACGATTGCTCAGTTATTATCAGATTGGAATTTAGTTGAAGTAGTTGGTGAGATACAAACAAAGGCACCACTATCACAAATTAAAGTGATTGCATTTAAAGATAAACACGAATGGAATTTAGAACCAAAGTATAACATAGGAAAGAAAAAAGAAGACGAGCAATCAAATGAAAGTACCCAAGTTTAACGAATTTATTGCCGAAGCAAAAGAAGAAGTTACCAATATACAGGTAGCAATTATTACTAATAAGATAACAAAGAATCCTGTTGTCTTTGGTAATATTCTCAAAAGTGTTTGTGATGATTTAAAAATAGAATGTCATTTAATTTCTATTAAAGAAGCTTGGGTTGCAGAAAACGATTTAGACAATCAAACACTTAAAGTTTCCAATGTCGATGGTAATAATACGGAGGTAGAATTTGACACCTCACGTACAGTTGTTTTTACACGTGCAGGTTCTGTAGAATCGGAAGTCGGACTTGCCTTATTATCATCATTTGAACGTGCAGGTGCGTTTATGATTAACGACCGAGATGGTATGTTAACTTGTAATAACAAGATGTCATCTTATCTTGCATTTGAAAGAAACAATATTCCTGTACCTAGAACATCAATTGTATCAAACGTTAAAAGTATTCCTGATGCCCACAAACGAATTGGTGGCCAATTTCCTGTTATCATTAAAACCATGACTGGTACACAAGGTATTGGTGTATCTATTGTTAAAGATTTTGAATCAATGATTTCTGTTATTCAATCATTGTGGAAGTATGACGCACAGTTAATTATTCAAGAATTTATGAAATTTGATTTTGATGTTCGTACACTTGTCTTAGACGGAAAGATAGTAGGTTCAACAAAAAGAATGAGACCTAAAGATGATTTTCGTTCTAATCGACATATGGGTGCTACAACAGAACCATACAAGTTATCAGATAAAGAAAAAGAAGCAGTCATTCTAGCTTCACGTGCAGTAGGAACTACTTTAGTTGGTGTTGATCATATTATTGTGAATGGTGAAATTATGATATTAGAATGTAATGGTTCACCAGGATTTGGTTCTAACTATATGGGTTACAATATTAAAACAGGTAAACCTACAGAAAAAATGAATAACAAAGGTATTATGAAAAATATTATACAATATATTCAGAAACCTAATCGAAGAAAACCTTCATTTCAAATTGAAAGTGGATACTTAGAAAGAATTGAAATAGATGGGATCGGGCCCATTCGTGCAAAGTTTGATACAGGTAATGGTACCAAAGCATCTATGTTCGCAGTCGATACAATGAAAGTGAATGGCAAAAATGTATCATGGTCTTATAAAGGTAAAAAATTTACCAGTAAGATTGTAGGTGTAAGTAATCCAGAACACATCACCATGAAAGAAGAAAGACCGATTATAGAATTAGATGTAAAGTTTAACAACAGAGTTTATCCAAATGTGCCTTTTGGTTTGACAGACCAAGATGCAAAAAGTACCATACTTGTTAATCGTGATTTATTGACACGTTTTCGAGTGGCAGTAAATCCAAACAGACGATTTGTTCTATCCGACTATATAGAAAAAGAAGACAATAACGACACTTGACTTTTATATCAAACTGTGATATAATATTATATAATGCCAAAAGTAACATTCTTAGACAAAAACAATAATCTTATTGAAACAATAGAAGTTCCTGAAGACACAACAGTTATGGAGGCCGCACGTTTCTATTCCAAGAACGAACACATTCCAGGCATCGAAGCAATTTGTGGTGGTGGTTGTGTTTGTGGTACTTGTCATGTTCATTTGACCAAAGAATCATTGGAGAAAGTTAAACCACTAGATGAAGATACACCTGAACGTGCTGTGTTAGAATATACAGATAAGTATGATGAAAAATATAGTCGATGTGGATGTCAAATTGTTTTGTTTAATCAACATGATGGATTGGTGGTAAAAGTACCTTGAACGATTTCTATACAAATGTAGCACAATACGGTAACGAAATTCTTGTACGTGGTGTCCAAGGTGGTGAACGATTTGAAGATCGTGTTTACTTTCAACCTACCATGTATCATTTATATCGTGACAAGACGAAGTATAAATCATTATCGGGTAAGTATTTGATACCAAAGAAAATGAAATCAATGAAAGATGCACGTGAATTTATTCAACGTTATGCAGGCCAAGATGATTTCGGCTTTGGTATGGAAAGATTTCAGTATCAATACATATCAGATTATTATACAGGTGATGTTCAATGGGATCTTAAAAAGATTAAAATCTTTACCATTGATATTGAAGTTGCATGTGAAGAAGGTTTTCCTAATCCTAATGATGCATCTGAAGAGGTTCTCTGTATCACAATCAAAAATCATAACAACGGTAAAATAGTTGTATGGGGTACAGGTGAATTTAAGACTGACAAATCTTATGTTGAATATATTCATTGTCAATCTGAAAAACATATGTTGTCTGACTTTCTATCTTTCTGGCAACAAAATTGTCCTGATGTTATCACAGGTTGGAATAGTAAGTTGTATGATATGGCTTACATTTGTAATCGTATTATTAATATCATGTCTGAACGTGATGTAAAGAAATTATCACCATGGGGTATTGTACGTAGTGACTATCTTACAATCATGGGCCGTGAACTTGCAAGATATAACATTGTAGGTGTTGCTCAGTTAGACTATATGGATTTGTACAAAAGAATGACACAGAAAAACCAAGAGAGTTTTAAACTAGATCATATTGCATTTATTGAATTAGGTGAAAAGAAAGATGACAATCCATATGAAACATTTAAAGAATGGTATACAAAAGATTATCAGTCATTTGTTGATTATAATATTCAAGACGTGGAACTTGTTGATCGACTTGAACAAAAACTCAGACTGATTGAATTGTGTTTGACAATGGCCTATAATGCAAAGGCAAATTATGAAGATGTGTTTGCTCAAGTACGTATGTGGGATTGTTTAATCTATAACTTCTTACGTGATCAAAATATTATTATACCTTTAAAACAAGAAAAAGAAAACCCTAAAGAATTAGTGGGTGCCTACGTGAAAGATCCTGAAGTGGGATTACATGAATGGGTTGTGTCATTTGACTTGAACTCTCTGTATCCACACTTGATTATGCAATACAATATCTCACCAGAAACAATTGTTAATTCTAAATCAGAATTAAATCTTGATAAGTTACTAGATAAGAAATACAATTTATCAAAACTAAAGAACAACAATATTACTATTGCCGCTAACGGTACAATGTATCGAAATGATAAACAAGGTTTTCTTTCTGCTATCATACAAAAAGAATATGATGATCGTGTGAAGTATAAGAAACTGATGTTACAGGCAAAACAAGAATACGAACAAACAAAGAATAAAAAGTTACTTGATGACATTGCCAAATATCATATCATACAATTCTCAAAAAAGATTTCATTGAACTCAGCTTATGGTGCGATTGGTAATCAATACTTTCGATATTATGACCATCGTGAAGCAGAGGCCGTGACCATGTCTGGTCAATTATCTATTCGTTGGATTGAAAAGAAAATGAATGAGTATCTTAATAACATGCTTAAAACTAAAGACAAAGATTATATTATTGCGTCTGACACTGATTCAATCTATATTAACATGGCTGGTCTTGTCAATAAGATTGGTAAAAATTTAGATACAACTAAAGTAGTAAAGGCACTAGATAAGTTCTGTGAAGAAAAGGTTGAACCTTATATTGATAAGTGTTATCAAGAATTGGCAGATTACATGAATGCCTTTGACCAAAAGATGTTTATGAAACGAGAAGTGATTGCAGATAAAGGCATCTGGACTGCCAAGAAAAGATATATTCTCAATGTGCATAACAGTGAAGGTGTTCAGTATGCAGAACCACAATTAAAGATTATGGGTATCGAGGCTGTAAAGTCATCTACTCCTATGGTCTGTCGATCAAAGATTAAAGAAGCACTAAAGATTATTATGACACAATCTGAAAGTGAGTTACAAGAGTTTGTTACTAACTTTAAACGAGAGTTTGAACATCTATCACCTGAAGAAATTGCCTTTCCACGATCTGTAAATGGTCTAAAAAAGTATGCAGATCCCAATTCTATCTTTCGTAAATCAACACCTATGCATGTCAAAGGTGCTTTAATCTATAATCATATTCTAACAGACAACAATTTC